ATAATACATTCTGCTTAAATCTTTGGTTTGAGCATCAGCGATATCGCCAATCTCTTTGTTTAAAGCAAACCAAAAATGCTTAATATCATCTTTACCAACGCTTTGTGTTAGGGGAAAGACTAGACGAAACTTGGGATTCTCAACTGTTGATGAAGCAGTTGAATAGCAAACATATCGATATTGGGAATATTTCTTTTCAATATCTTGCATTTGCCCTTCAAAATCATCGACATCTAATATTCCAAATCCTCCCCAAGCTACAACGTTTTCGTTAGCTCTTGTTGCTTCAGGAAGATATATTGCAGGACTAATTAATGGTGCATCCTTCTTTGTAGGATACTTTGTTGATTCAGATAGTTTATATAATACTTTTTCAAACTCATCAAATGAACCATAGTCCATTCTTTTATGGGTTTTATTATCGTATATGTTATCGAAGATCGTTAAGCTTACCATGATTTCCTTCGTGTGAAGGAGCCTCCCAATTATCTGGTTTAATTAAGTCCGGTAATCCAAGTGGATTAGGTCTTTCGGGTTTTACCCCTGGATGTTTGTTCATATTTGCTTTAAGTACTTCGTTCCAAGCAACATGAGGATCGACATTGAAAGCATCGAGTGTACCAATTGCTACAACACAAAGATCAATAAGACCATCGACTATTTCTTCAGAATCCATATTAATAAGAGCTGTTTCAGTCTCTTCTAATTCTTCTCTTAAAAAGTCAATTCTAAATTCTAAAAATCTTTTCTTTTGTTCTTTAGTTGCAGTTTCCATCCAAGCACGTGTACCATACTTTGTTTGCATGTCGTGAATATCTTTTACCCAGTTTTTACTCATGTTATGATTTTATTTTTAGGTGTTACAATTCCAGAACTCATACTTCTGATTTGATCTTGCAATTCGTCTGCAGGTTCTACTGTAAATACTACAAATGATTTATCAATTGTAATTCCATTTTTTGCTTTGGTATACGCCATAAAAGGCATGAATCCAATCTTACCCTCTCCTGCTGGAATGAGCGAATACCCATCTTTAATTGTAATAAGGTTTTGAGTCTCAGTGACTTCACCTATTACTTCCTCACCTGAGGATAATCTTACTAATAGCATTTTTTTCTCCATAATGGTATATTATACCGTATTTTCATTAGTTTGTAAACCCCCTAATTTTTTCAATTACCTGAGGCTCTACAGATTTATCATTCCATATTCGATTGAGTCCACTTGGATGTGGAACTTTTAAGTGTGGAATTCTTTTTTTAAATAAGTAAGTGCTAGGTAGATTCCCTAACGCTATGATGTGTGAATAACCCTTAATCTTCTTTGCAAACTCTTCTTCATTAACTTCTGATAACTTTAATTTTGGTGATTTATAATCTACTAAATTTGTCCAATCATATTTATCTATACCAACAGAATCCATCCAATATTTAATTCTTTTTAGTGTTGGTGATTTGTCAGGAGGATGATTACCTGGTGCAATTCCTACGAATAATATCATGAGAAAAAGTCCTCCAGAGTAGCAACCTTTGTTGATGACCATCCAATAGCATTTAATATTGGGTCGATAACATCTAAGAAGGTTTTCTTAAATTGTAGATCGTGGTCAATATAGTTTTCTAAATTAAATTCTGATGGAAGATAATCAGGGAAAGCTATAACATTTTCTTTAATTGGATTTGCTTTTTTAAGATAAACAAATTTTATCTTTTCACCGCTTTTAATCTCTGCAAGATTTCTAAGACCTAGCTTTTCTCTTTGTAGATTATAGAGTAAACACCCGCGTACGTGTATGGGCGTGCCCTTGTCGTACGTGTACGTGAAGGTACCATCTTGGGTTCTATAATTTCTTTTATACTTATTGATGTTTGATACACCACGCGGAAAAGCAATTTCATGTGGTGGTAATGTTCCAAAGTATTCCCTAAATTGTTGAATAGCCTTTTGTACATTTACTTCACTTCCAGACACAATTACTTTAAATATTTCTCTTAGTGCTTGTCTAACTTGAGCTGGTGTTGAGGATTTTGTAGCTTCGATACCGATTACTTTAATTTTTGGTTCGGTATACCTAACACCTTCGTTATCTAAAACATTAAGAATATATCTTTTCTTTGCTGTCCATATCCCACGATCTGCGATAGCTTCACGTTTCATTCCCATCCTATTTTCTATTCCACCAAGGATGTTAAACAGATCGTCATATGACTTTTCAAAGACTGGTTCTAGTTTTTCAGATGCAATTTTATCTAGGAAGTCCACCGGACTTTTAGGATTTACTTCCTTGACCAGTGGACCTAGATTTACATAGAGGGAATCGGTATCAATAGCCAAAACATAATCTGTTTCGGTTTTTAATACAGAATTTAGGTAATCATTAATTGCCTTCTCTGCCCAACGAATAATAAGTTGACCAGATAGGGTAATAGCTTCTGCGATGCGCTGGTCGAAAAACCTGAAGTACTGATTACCAATTGCGCCATAGAGAGAGTTAAGAAGAATCTTAGTTGCCATTTGGCGATTGTTTTTAATAGCAATATCTCTTTCTATTCTGTAAAGTTCTTGTTTGTCTGTTTTATCTACTTTTTGTAACTCTTGTTGGGATTTGATCATTTCTTTCTTGACCTCTACCCTTTCACTATACATTTCATCGATAATTTGTGGGAATACCCCTTTTTTGTCAATTCTAAAATATTGACCATTAGCACCTAATGCTTTACCATGATTATCCATATTTGATGGATTGTTAAGTATTTCATCTACTGATGTGCTTATAAATTCACCATCTGATATTGTTTCAGGTGACATATTATATTGCATAATGATAGAAGGATATAGGGAGTTAAGATCGAAGCTAACTACCCAATCATGTATTCCGACTTGTGGCTCTTTTACATAACCCCCAGGATATGGAGATCTGGTTTTATCTTCTTGGAATGGAACTACTACGTTTTCTTGCCATAGCTTACGAAATACAATTGAATCCCAAATTGCAGTTGTTCCAAAAGTATCCTTGTAATTTACCCCACCACGATAAGCTATTGTTACTGCTAATGTGATAAGACCGAGTTTATCTTCTAGTCTGTCTACAAGTTCTACATCTTTAATGTTATAGTCAATAAACTTTTGATGATCGTTTTTATATAAAGTGTAAAGAGTTCCATGTTCTTCGTAAGAGAGCTTATTCTCCCCTAGTACTACATGAGCAATATGATCTAGTTTATAGGATTCTTGTGTACCATATGAATATCCAAACTTTTTAAATAGTTCTAGGTAGTCCATAACAGAAACACCTTGTATTTCATAAGTGGTTTCACGACCTATCATTCTGGTAATGTTTCTTTCGTCTACCAATCCCCATGGAGAAAGCTTTCTAGCGTTTTCATCTGAACCAAAAACATTTCTCATTCTATTGACCAAATATGGTATATCGAAAAACTCTACGTTCCAACCAGTAACAATATCTGGGCAATGTGAGGGTAAAGACCAATGGGTGAGAAAAGAGACTAGGAGATCTTTTTCGGTTTCACATTTCTTGTAAACCACACGATTAGTTTTCATTATGGACCTTTCTACATCGTAATCTCCCAGTCCCCAAACATAATAGGTATTGTCAATATTGTTTTTGATTGTAATTGCCGTAACTTCTTTTGAAGCTTCACCTGGCTCTGGAAATCCATCATCTGAAGCTACCTCTATGTCCAGAGAGGTAACGTTAATTAGATTCCTATCGAATTCTATATCACCTGGAAAATAATCGTTTATAAACCCAGCAACATGCTTTGTGTTTCCAAATATGGATCTTCCAGATATTGATTTGTTTTCATCCACCCATTGCTTGCAATCCCACATACTTTCGAAAGTAATAGGAGCCACAGGTTTACCGTCAATGGATTTCCATTTTGTAGGGTTGGGTGTTGTAACAAAAAGGGTTGGTCCGTATTTAGATTTTCGTTGGACCTTTTTACCGTTTTCTATTCCTCGGTAAAGAATAAAACTTTTGTATCGGGTAACGTTTGTGTAGAAGTTTGCCATAATAAAGTGTATATTATACCACAGTTAAAGAGGTTTGTAAACCCCTTAATTGAAATTATTTTATAAAAGAGGGGGGAGTTATTCCTCCCCCGCATGAATCAAAATGAGAGATAGGATAGGTATATTGTTAGTGGTGCCAATGTTAAAGTTGTCATACTTATCAACATTAATCCTAGGGTCTCTCTTACATCATCATATTTTAAGAACATATTCATTAGTTCTTTCATAGTTATCTCCAGTAAATGTTTATTACAATCTACTGGGATTGCTTCGCTGATACTAGCCTTTCAAAAAAGATTTTTTCTTTGACGCCCCAGCAGACCCTATATCGATCTTCCTTGGACGCTTTTCTTCAGGAAGTTCTACTCTAGCATAAACCACGAGTATCCCATCCTTAAGATCAGCACCATCTATTACGACAAATTCTGAGAGGCGGAAGCTCTTCTCAAATTTGCGAGATGAAATGCCTTTATACGCATATTCACGTTCATCCTTTTCTACTTCACCAGAGACCTTAAGGATACCATCTTTTAATTCGATATCAATATTATCTCTTGTGAAACCAGCCACTGCTAGTTCAATAAGGAATTTCTCCTCATCGATCTTCACAACATTGTGTGGTGGATAGTTATTATTATTAGATCTAGCACTTGAATGGATTCTTTCGAGATCCTCAAATAAAGTGTCAAATCCTACGAATAGAGAACGCGGTACGTTCAAGTTATTTCTTACTACCATTTTATATTTCCTCCTATTAGTTAGCAAGGTTAAAATTTGAATCCCGATAATCGGCGATTCAGTCTTATTTATACAGGATCAATCCTTAGATTGAGTATTTCCTATATTATATTTTGGACAAAGTTCCCATTGATTCTTTTCCTTGAACGGAATAACTTTGATTTGTCTCAATGGAGCTACGTCCATAGCTTGGGATTTATCTACTATAGTAACTAATCCCCAATCACTCAAAAGAGTTGCAATAGTATTCCTTCTTTGGATATCATTATCCATTAAGTTTGAAGGTTTACCATCCAACAAAAAGAGTTCTTTAAAGTGTACGATAAAGTATCTGCCTTGTTTATGTAAGATGTGACAAGACTGAAACAGCTTTTGATCTTTGCGTGATGCGACTCCGATACGTGTTAAGGTTTCACGTATTTTCAAAAAGTCGTCTGGTTCATTTAAGGTCACCTCTAACATGTTAGTAGGGGCCCAGTTTTTAATTTCGTTGTTTTCTATTTCCACCTTTATAAATCCTTTGTTTCAATTGTTCAATTTGTTCATGACTCATTATTGATAATGCAGATTTAGCCTTTTCATTACTATATCCATAATATTCTTTGATGAGCTCAAGATTTTCTATTTCTTCAGGCTTTGCCCATTTAGAAAATCTTTTACGTTTACTAATTATATTTATGAAAAAATCGAATTGAAGACGGTTGTCAATGTGATGATTAATGTTCATTTCATTAGCAAAAAGAACCGTATCAGGAAAATACGACATAGTTCTATTTACAAGAAAGGCATTGTATTCTTTTTCTGCTATATCATCAACCATGATATCTTTTTTCGAAAAATTAATTGCGTTTATATATTCAAATGGATTCATTTTCTTTTATATAAATTCTTGCTTGTTTTTCTGTGTCAAAGACTCTTTCGTATTTTACTTCATTATCTTCTAATCGAACGACTCTCCATCTTGTGACTTCTAAATCATACATGACTGGCCACATTTGATA